ATGCTGGATATAAAGAAGAAATATGGGAAGAATGCCATTCTCAAAGGCATGAATCTGGAGGAGGGCGCTACCGCAAAGGAACGAAATGAAACCATAGGAGGACATCAGGCATGACGGGACCCTACGACGATATGCTGAACATGCCGCACCCCACACGAGCTTCTGTACATCTGTCAAAGACGTGCTGTCTCCGCACATAAGGCGATGGTCTCCAAGCTGGTACACATCGCCAAGTTTGCTCTTTGGCTCTGCCGGTAAAACAGGATCGTAGTTGTCCTCTACCACTGACGTGTCAAGTTCATCACGCAGACCCCAATCAAAGTCAAACGCAGACAAGTCAAGCCCCGGCAGCTCATCAGCCAGCAGGTCAAAGTCCCAGTCGCTCTCGTTGCTCTTGTTATCCACCAGCCGCAGGGCGTTCACCTGCTCCGGTGTCAGATCGTCCACGCAGACGCAAGGCACTTCTTCCATGCCAAGCTTCTTCGCCGCCATAGCACGGCAGTGGCCGATTACAATCACACCGTCACGGTCAATCACAATCGGCTGCACAAAGCCGTATTGCTTGATGCTCTCCGCAACGTTGTTGATTTGCCGTTTATCATGCTTTTTTGCGTTGCCGGCATACGGCACAATATCCGCAAGCCGCCGTTTTGTGATTTCCATTCCTTCCTCCTGTTTTGCTACCAGCCCCCACCCCTTGGCTACAGTAACAGTCTTTCCCCTCCCATGCGGCCTTCAGGAAGCTCTCAAACATGGGTTACACAGTTATTTCGGCACCACACCGCGCCGCGCCTTTTCATCAGCCGCACACTGTTTTTGCGGATTAACTGTCCGCCGCTGCGGCCACAGCTTGTGTGTACTTAACTTCTCGCGCTTCCTCGCCCGCTTGTGTGGTTGGTGCGGCATTGCAGTCCTGCCCTGCTTTAGCGCTTCAGGGGAAGTCCCCGTCACTCGCTGTGGTCTCCCCTTACGGGTCACCTATGCCGCGTGTGGGGCATACGCCCCAAGAAAGCCCCTTGCGGGTGAAAACGATTCAACGTTTTCATCTGGCGCCGCATATTGGTCGTCTTCCCGCTTAGATTGTCACATCACCGATTGCTGCTTTACATGCACAGCACCATTACGCCGAGGCGGTTCCCTCCCACGGTGCAGTTTTCAGCGGGCATTGTCATTTCCATGTGAGACACGACGAACGGTCTCACAGTGTCCGGGTGCTACCCGGCCTCTTGTGCAGGCGGCTGGACTCGAACCAGCGACACGATCTCGGGGAAAGATAAGCCCCTCTCTCTAACCATCTGAGTTACACCTGCATATAACAACAGCCCATAGGTTCCCCTACAGGCTGTTTGTGCCGGTATGACCTTTCGGTGCCAGAAGGTGCGCCCAATACCGGCGGCGCATAGAAGGGAGGAAAAGTGATGATTGGGAAATTGCGTGGATGACCATGTCCTATCATCCACTGTACCTATTGTAGCACATCATTAAGTGGAATTTGTGCCATCTTTTGTGTAAAGGCCGCTATATTTGGCCACATCCATCAAAAATTGCTCTTTCCTCCGGCTGAATGTTCTCTCGCTAATACCCGGAATCACGATCCGATTACGGGCATACTTGTGCTTACCTTGGCAGTTGTGCATAATGCCATATATTAGCTGCCGCCGGATTGTATCGCTGCCGATATCTCTGCCGCAGCGGTCTATAGCGTATTCCACCGCCAGCATTTTTTTGGTTTCCGGCCAGTTCTCTATGGCGGCCAGCTGCTCCGCCTTGCTCTCGGCGGGTCTGCCGGCACCCGATCCAGTTGGCATGCCCTCTGTGGCGCTATGCGTCCCGCCCAGGATCTCCGCCCGGGCCTCGCGATACGCCCGCACCCGGCGCGGATATCCACGCACATAAGCAATGCACTCCAACCGCACATCATAAGGCAGTGTCGCCTTTTTGCTCATTTGCCCTCCTTTACTCCGCGCTGTTCACCATCTTATATTCGCCCCGCAGGGCTTTTTCGATGTCTGCCATCTTGATATAGCCGTTGTTCTTGGCTTCCACCAGCTCCACAAGGCACTGCTGTAAGTATTCCAGGCTGCGGGTGTCGTGCTCGTCCGCCGTCTCCTCCCGCACATGGAATCCGCACTTGTCCAGCAGTACGCAGGAAACATTGTCCATGCATTGCTTGGTGCCATCCAGACGGCCCAGTTCGTAGGCCTTAGCCGGATTATTCGGCACCGGTCTGCCGTTTGCCCTTTTGAGCATCGCTATTACCCCTTTCCTCGTATTTGCATACGCCCGGTGTATTTGCCACTGGGCAATAATCCGCACACGCTGGGCAATCTGCGTTGACGCAAACCTCGTCTTGCATCCACTTGCATTCATCATTCATCGCCGTCACCGTCCTCCAGATATTCGCACCACGGAAAACACACCACATCTGATAATAATGCGGGACATTCCATCTCGTTAGGGCAAGTGCAAATTAACATTCCGCACCTTCCTTCCGTTTGCCGTAGGAACAGAAATCGTCCGGCTTTCGCTTCTGGAACCCGCAAATAATGCAGCTCCCGCCAAACTCATGCTTGCAGTCCCGGCACCGCACCACGACCTCTGCGTCTACGGTGGGTGTATCGGCTATGAGCCTCTGGATTTTGCTGTGTGCGGCAAAGTTTACAAGCCATTTCAAATCGTCTATACCCTGCACTTGTGCAGGCATATAGGCCTCGGATTCGTCCACGGCCATTTGATCAGCGTCAATCAGCCGCATCGCTGTCACCTCCGTCCATTTTCAGCACCATCCCATTCTAACGGTTTGCCGCACATCGGGCATTTTTCAGCCTTCTGCTCTTCGACCATCAGCCCCAACTGCCGCTTGCAATGCGGGCAGTACGGTATATGCCACCAGCCGAAACTTCTGCCAAGTTTCCATTTCTTGTCGCGGTAAAAGGGCTTTTTAGGTTCAGCCATTGTCATCCCTCCGCTCAAATCTAATTTTCATCTGCGCCGGGTATAAATCCACCTCTGGGCGGCGCTTTCCCGTCCATCGCAATCCACCAGCCTGTCCCACGCATTTCCATCCACTGGCTTTCAAGCTCGTGCCGCTTTCGCTGTCCAGTATGTATGTCACAAGCCGCTTATAGCCCATTGCCCTTGCTGCCCGCCATGCGGCGGCGTAAAGCATAGAGCAGGCGTTCCGTGTGCCATCCGTGCATAGCCGGTTTACTTCCAGTGTCCACCCGTCATCAAGGTGACGAGCGACAGGCCGGCCTACAATGGCCACACCCACGATTTTCTCCCCGTCAGAGCAGCCAATCGAAAACTTGTGTCCTACGACCGGCTTATGATGGCGGTGATACTGCTCAACATAGGCGTTTGCCTCTTTTAGCGTCATCGGGCATATCTCAAGCATCCTTCATCGCCTCCAATGCTTTCTCTGCTTCCTCATTCAGCGGTCGAATATAGCCCGCAGCAACATTTTCGAGAAATATGTTATACGGCTGATGAAATACGATTCCGCCGCACACATAAGCAACCGCAAAGTGGATCCGTTTCATAATTTCCGGTCTCTCTGGGTCGCTTGTATTAAGCATTGAGCCGTCCGGCTTGCACGGCAGCACCGCCAGCCGACCGACCTTGTCGGCCTCGGCCAGCTCGCGCAAGCGGGTATAGTTGCAAAGGCTTTCCAAATCAGCAAGACGCATGAGCTTCAGCGCGATCTCGTCTGCCTTATCCTTCGGCAGAACTTCCTCCGGCGCACACGCGCTGTCCTCGTAGGCGGCGAGGCGTTCAACCAGTCGATCAAACGATGGACAGTCAATGCAGCCCATATCCACATCGCAGTTTTCAGAACACTTCATGTAATGGTCGGTGCCAAGATAGTGCTTTTCCGTCAGTCGTTCCATCACTCCACCTCCTGCATCCAGAACTCGCGGCGGCAGACATCACAACGCTTAAGTTTCTTTACAGTGGCGTTTTTATCAACAACACAACTAACGTTAGCATCCAAACATTTAGGGCAAGCTGTCAGTAAATTGTCCTTATCTCTTGGCGCATCAGGATAATGCTCCAGAAACACGCTCTGCCGCGTCTTGCGCGGGTGTGCAGCAGACCATTCCTCCAGCAGTTCAACTTGCTTTGCTGCTTCATCTCCCACAGTAATGCTAAATTTGCACCTATAAATGATGTCATTGGCAGGGCACGCCGCACAATCATCACCAAAACTCTTGCACATCCTGTTGCGTTCCTCAATAAACTTCACAGCATCCATATTGTCAACCTCCTATCTCATGTGTCGTTTCCCGGCCTTTGCAAACCTCGCGCTCTGCCGCACATAGCGCTCCCGTGCGGCGGTGTTGGCTTGATCCACCCAGGGCTTTTCCTCCAGCCGCTGAGCTTCATATTCCCGGAAAGCCTCGCAAGCCTTCCGGCAGGCCCCGCATGGGAGCCTGTCCGGGCACTCTTTTACGCAGGGGCTTTTCATCCGGCCCACCTCACGATCTTTTCCCGCACACCCCATTGGAGTGCGTCCTCGTGGCTGTCAAAATACAGATCCAGCCGATTCCCGGAAATGGCTCCCCCGGTGTCCTGCACGGTATATGTATGGCCGTCCAATTCGATTTCCGTACCCATCGGCAGCACATCCGGGTCTGCGGCGATCGTCACGCCCTGGGTGGCTTTTGCGCCGGTGGCTGTGTAGCCATTTGCGTACACCCCACAGCATTTTTCGCAGGGGCAGTACGCCGTGACGGTAAACACGCACGTCCGCGTCTCCTGGGTCTCCTGCGGCTCATCGCGGGGCAGAACCACCACCGGCGGCACAACTACAGTCTCCGGCGTTTGCCCGCTGTCCTCTGTGGCAGACGCAATGCCCAAGGCCCCCAAGATTGCTACAAGTAGCGCCGCGATTAACACGCTTCTTTTCACCATTCCACCGTCACCTGCCCTTCATCCGGCAGCAATACCCGTAGGTTTGCAAGCAGGGATTCCCGGTCACCGCTCATCTCCAGCCGGGCATGCAGCAGCTTTGCGCCCATCTGCGGCTTGTCTGCTTTCGGCGGTGCATCTTTGGCAGTGTGCTCCTCGCTCTGCGCATCCGCCGTATGTATGTCCAACGCATCCGCGTTAGCCCACTCTGTAACTTTGCTCTGCCACATTTTTTCGTTCCGGCCACCGCGCCGGAATGGCGCACCTACTAATTCCGCCTCGCGGCGTATCGTTGCATCACAAGCGTTCATTTCCTCCGCCAGCCATTTGGCCGTACCACCGAAAGATTGCATGTTGCGGAAAAACTCGCGTTTCAGATCCTCCGGCATTGCCTTAAATTCATACCACGGCATAGGCCGCGTGATATTATAGCTTTTCACTTCTCCGTTTTTCTCCTTCCTCTGCTTTTCGGTGAGGGTATCGCTGGGGAGCGAGCACCCACCGCGTTTTCTGTTGATGTGAGCAAATGCACCCATCGCTATGCGTTTTTTCTGCATGCAGTCGTAATCAAAATCATTCATAGCCGGCTATGTACACCTCCGTGCGTGGATTCTGCTTGTCGTACAGCACCCGACTCCCGTCGTGGCTAACGATAATGCCGCTGTGGTCGTCCTTGAGCACACCGGCCCTTACCAGCACATCGTCGATGGATTCCAGCAGATTTGTCAAATCCACTCGCCTCCGGGTAGGCATATAAAACAGGCATTTGACCTCCACAGGCTCCTCAATGGGACGCTGCACTCTGGCCTTTTTGCAGTGCCATACAGCTTCCGCCTCGTAGTCCTGGTACTGCTG